TCCTTGCAAATCAAAGAGTGCGTATGGCTGGAGTTGATACTCCAGAATCAAGAACTACTATTGCAGAAGAAAAGGTTCGTGGTCTACTCTCTAAAAAGAAATTAGCAGAGAAATTACCTATTGGATCATGGCAGATTATTGAAACGCAAAAACCTGACAGCAACGATGATAAGTTTGGTAGAATACTTGGAGTCTTTGTTCTTGAAGATGGGACTCGTGTCAATGACTGGTTAATCCAAAACAACTACGCTGTACCATACAAAGGTGAAAACAAAGACTTGACACAGGCAGAACATCAGGTTAATAAGAAGATTTTAATTGAGCGTGGTGAATTGAAAGCGTAATGAAATATAAAACGATATTCATAAGTGATGTTCACTTAGGTACTCGTGATTGTCAAGCAAACAAATTAAACAACTTTCTAAAACATAACACCTGCGAGACTCTATATCTCGTGGGTGATATAATTGATGCTTGGAAGATCCAACAAAATAAGTGGAAATGGAAACAGACCCACACTAATGTTGTTCGCAGAATACTTGGTCATGCCAAGCGTGGAACGAAAGTTGTTTATGTTGCAGGTAATCATGATGAATTCTTAAGACCGATGATCCCCTACGGATTTTCTTTCGGTCTGATTGAAATAAAAAATCAAACAGAACATATCGGTGTAAATGGTAAACGATACCTAGTCACGCATGGTGACCTATTCGATGGTATCACTCGACTGGCACCATGGCTTGCATTTCTTGGTGATAAACTATACGATCTAGTTCTTGAGTGGAACTCTCGTTTCAATTGGGTTCGTCACAAACTAGGTTTCGGATACTGGTCACTGTCTAAATACTTAAAACATAGAGTTAAGAAAGCATCTGACTTTATATTTCAGTTCGAAAAGAATCTTGCAGCATACTGTAAGAAACGTGGCTTTGATGGAGTCATTTGTGGGCATATTCACCATGCTGAAATCAAAGAGATCGATGGTGTGACCTATATGAATGACGGAGACTGGGTTGAATCCTGCACTGCTTTGGTCGAGAATCATGACGGTACGTGGGAAATTATTACATGGACTAAAGAAAATGACAAAGAAGATATTGATAATAACAGACAACTTACCTGATCAAATTAATGGTGTCGTTACCACTTACAAAAATATTGAAGCGTGTGCGATTCGGGATGGTTATACTGTTGATTATATTGATCCCAGCAGGTTCCGCCATTTTGATTGCCCTCGCTACAACGAAGTCAAGATTACCATTCCATGGCAGGTGGGCAAGAAGATTGAGGAGATCAATCCAGATTATATCCATATCGCCACCGAAGGTACTTTGGGTTTGTGGGCTAGAGCATATCTTTCACAATGTGGTATTAGCCACAACACTGCTTATCATACTAAGTTTCCTGAAGGACTTAAAACCTTATTTGGCATTCCTGAGTGGATAACATGGAGATTTGTTCGTTGGTTTCATAAGCATAGTGGTAAGGTTCTAACAACCACTGAGACAATGGTAAAAGATTTAAAGGCGCATGGGTTCGATGGAGAAGTTATACCTTGGACTCGTGGTGTTGATAGAGAAATTTTTAATCCATCTCACAGAAACGATAACATCAATGGGAAATATTTACTGTGTGTTTCTCGTGTTAGCAAAGAAAAGAATTTAGAAGAATTTTTTAAGTTAGACTATCCTGGATACTACAAGATTATGGTCGGTGATGGACCAATGCTTGAAACATACAAGAAACAATATCCTGAGGTAATCTTCACTGGATTCAAGACTGGTGTTGACCTAGCAAAATACTACGCAAACGCTGAAGTGTTTGTATTTCCTAGTCAATGGGAAACATTTGGCATCGTTATGATTGAAGCGATGGCTTGCGGTACTCCAGTTGCAGCATTCCCATGCGATGGACCACTAGATGTGATTGATCAGGCAGAGACTGGATTCATGAACGATAATCTTAGAGATGCAATTGATAGTTGTTTACAGTTGGATAGAGATCGAGTCCTAAAGGGTAGCCAGCGATGGAGTTGGGAAAATGCTTGGAAAATCTTCAAAAATAACCTAACTTAGGATAACCCCACGATCTGTAGGGTTATTACCCTCCTAAACCCCTGTAGATACAGGGGTTTTTTATTTGCAGAAAGTGCTTGTCTTTAATTGCATGTTGCTGTATAATAGTTGTATGAAAATTGAAAAGGAAGTGAAATGAAACAATTAAATGCCTACATCGCTAAGAAAAACGAATGGAATGCTATCTTCAAAAGCACTCAATATTGTTTAGACACCCATGCTGATCGTCAGCGTTTGGCATCGTGCATTGACTCTGATTTGAGTCCTGAGAATTTGACATGTGATGGTGAACTTCCACGAAGTGTGGTGAATGCAAAATACAAAGAGTTAGTCTATGCTGCAAGTCAACTCAAGAAGTTGGATCCAGCAGTAAAATTTTATGAATTTGAATAAGGATTGATTATGAAATATCGTGTGATTGTGAATGGTGTATCTTTTTATACGACTGGTGCAGCTATCAAGCGTGGTGTCGGTGATTTTGTTGGTGTCAATACAGTGGTTCGTCAGTTGTTTGGAGATATGCATAATGCAGTTGGGATCGGTTCAACGATGCATGTTTATGATCATAAGATGAATCGTGTTTCTTATGATGTTCAAATTTCAAAGGTGGTAGTATGAGTAGAATGGCTGACTTAGATTTGGAAATCCATAACATGTTGGATGAGGGGTTGCTCCCTGCACGTATCGCAACTTTGCTGGATATCCCATTGCAAATGGTTTATGATGCAATCGAACCTGATTCATATGATGAATCTATGGATGGTGACCATGACTCCGCAATGGCGTCTGCTGGTTTCGGTACTGACGAAGATTATGGTTACTATGGAGATGAGTAAAATGAATTTCATTATTGAAGAAAAGAATACAGTTGAGTACAAAGGCGAGATATTTGATCGTACTCATGGCAGTCCTTTTGATCGTGGTGCAGCTGATAGTTACTATCATCGTCCACGTGAGCCACACTGGTATCCTGATGGAACATACGAGTGTGATCGTGTAGAAGCAGCAGACATGCATGGTATTCAGTTGCGTGCATACGCTATGGGTTATGAATTCAATGAACGATTTGGTGATAAGAAAGATTGGGATTAATTATGAATGATGAATTGAAAGCACTGGTATTGAAGGCTGGCGCACCAAAAGAAGTGATGAATGAATTTTGGTTTAATATTTTCTGCCAGCAATTCGCAAATGTGTTGTTAACTGAAGCAGAGAAAGAAGTTTTTGGAGAAACATGTGAATAAATTTGCAGTGAACAGAATGAAGACAGCACGACAGGAAGAAATCATGCTTATATGTCAAGAAGAATGCGCTGAAGTTGCGCAAGCAATAAGTAAGGTGTTCCGATTTGGAATTGATGGTGAACATCTCGGTGTAACGAATCGTGAACGACTCGAAGAAGAAATTGGTGATTTACTTTGTATGATCGAGATGTTGACTGAAGAAGAAATCATCGATGCTGGCGCAGTTGCAAATGCTGCACAAGCCAAAAGAGCAAAGTTAGCCAAGTGGTCTAACATTAAGGAAATGGTATGATTCAAATAGAAAACCTAACCGAGTATCAGGTGGAGATGCTAGAGCACATGTGGTCTCTGGACTCAGTGGAAGAATACGAGGAATGGTATGCTCTATTAGATGAGGAAGACCAGCAACTTGCAGATAGTTTGCAACAAATGATTATTCTTGCAGAAATGGATGATCTAATGGATGGCTGCAAAGATGCAAAGGAAGTATTAAAGAAATTTGCCCTGTAAGGAAAGATCGTGTATAATAAGACAATGAAACCTAGAAATCCAATAGCAAAGGATGTTCGCACTCCCAAGTACCGCATGCGTGTGGTTGAGAGTAAGGTTCAGTACATTCGTCAACCCAAACACAGAAAGGCAACAGATGAACTATGAGTATGAATTGGTTCGTAATGGTCTAACACGAGTAATTATCGTTAAGTCTCATTTATATAATTTAGTGGAGTTTACAGTCAAACAAACTTCATATAAAGAAGATGGAAATATTCTAACAGATAATGGTCACACTACATTTTATGATACCAAAGAATTTGTAACATTTTTTGGTCCAATGATTGAAGATTTGAAAAGGGAAATTGATAATGCAAACAGTGTTCAAAACGGATAAAGAGTTTGACCAATTTAAAACATGGACTCTTGGAGTACTACACGATGAAAACATCAAAGATCTGTGCGTTACTTTTACCAAAAAAGATGGTACACTTAGAGATATGCGATGTACTCTTAGTGAAGGACGAATTCCGACAGACAAGCATCCTAAAAGTGAAGGAACGAGTACCAAGGATTCTGGATCCGCAGTACGTGTCTTCGATACAGAAAAACAAGAATGGAGATCCTTCCGCTGGGACTCTGTGACGAAAGTGAGTTTTGACCTATGAAAATTTTATTTGTAGCAATAGTAATATTAGTACTGTTAGTTTTATTTCCAATAGCAACTATCTGGTCTTTGAATACATTATTCCCAGCACTGGCTATTCCATTTACACTTGACACATGGATGGCTACAGTCATTCTTGGTGGTGTAGTTGGTGGAACTAATGGTGTAACATTTGGAGGTAAGAAATGAATTATGCATTAACACCTGAACAGAAAAAAGATTTGCAAGGTGCTATTCAAGAGATTAGCAACTCAATGATTCGTACTGAGGCAGAACGAGATCTCATTCGTGAGATCGTCAAGGAACAATCTGATACATTGCAAATTCCAAAGAAAGTTATTTCCAAGATTGCAAAGACGTATCATAAACAGAATCTTGCACAGGAAGTTGCAGACCACGAGGACTTCGTGGAACTATACGAGAAAATCACATCTAAGTAATCCCTACAACTTGTAGGGTCATTAAAATAGTGCTTGACAATAATTGCATATTGTGGTATAATAGATATTATATTATGGAGGTTACAAACCTATGGCTGTGAATACTGCAAAGCGACGTGCAAAGAATCAATCAATTCTATTGTCACAAAAG